AGCGGGTGGGACGGAGAGGCCGTGACGATCCCCACCCGGTTGTTGGTGCTGTCTACCTTCAAGCTAGATGTATCAACGGTCAAGTCGCCCGTGATGGTAAGACTCGCCAATGTCCCAACGGAGGTCAGGCTTGAGGCTGTTACGCCAGAGGCCAGCGTATTCCCCGTCAACGTTCCGGCGTCAGCCGTGACAGTTCCAGAAGCGCCAAGGCTGATGCTGGTGCCGTTGACCGTCACGCTGCTGTTGGTCAGCGAAGCGTTCCCGATGTTGGAGAGCGTGTTGTCTGCGCCGCTGATCGTCTTGTTAGTCAGCGTGGCCGCATCGCTGGTGGTGACGGCCCGACTGCCCACATACGCGCAAAAGACTTCTTTGGTCCCGGCGACCAGGTCGAGCTTGTTGTTGCTGTTGGTCGAGGAGAGAACCGTATCACGGGACAGTGTCCCAGCGCCCGTGGTGCCAATCCCGATCTCCCAGTCTGCCGCACTGGTGATGACGTAGTACACCGAAGCGCCATTGCCGAATGCCGTGGAGAACGTCCGATACCCTGACACGGCGCCATCCAATGTCAGCGTTCCCGTGCCAGTCGTCACGGACGTTTCCCGGACGCGATCCGCGAGCAGTGGCATGGCGTCAGACCAGCGTCAGAATGCCGTTCGACGGATCAAAGTCCACCACGAACGAGTCGCCACTGGCGAGCGTGATGGATGACCCGTAGTCCCACCAACCGATCAGGTTGCCAGCCGCCGGAGTGCTGTTGTACAACACGGCATAGCGCAACGGGCCAACGCTGCCCGTCATGGGACCGAACGTCACGTCATCTCCGACCAGCTTGTACGTCCCACTGGTTTGCGAAGAAGATGTGATGGTGACCGTATTGCCACCCGCCGTGTACCCGTTTCCGGCGCTGATCTCCGTGATGTCCGCCTTGACGCCATTGGCGGCAGACGGCGCCGTGTTTGAGAGCATGACCTTCAGCGTATCGCTGCCAAGGTTGTGAACCTTCTCGGCCAGTGCCTCGACGAACGGCTGGAACTTATTGAACGTTGCCATGAAATCCTCTGGGAAAGACGAAAAGGTCAGCCGGTGCTGTCATAGTCTGCCGCCAACCGCATGGCCAGCAGATTGGTCCCATCGTAAAACAACTGATAAATGTCTTTGCGATTGGCGGTGGACGTTTGTGTTGGCGTAACACCACCAGGCCACCTGATCGCCCCTGACCAACCAATCGTGCGACTGCCTGTGCCATCCTGCAACACTTCGATGATATAGGTCGCGCCCGGCTGCGGTCCTTCGTTTGGGCCAAATCCATCAGACGTAGATGTGGCAAACGACAAAGTCGCATTTCCAGTCAACCGGAATCGCCAGCAGTTTGCTCGGTTCAGGTCAATCGTGACGGTTCCGGTAATGTCTTGGGTGATGCGGTTTGCCGTAAAGGCGCCATCTTTGGTTGCAAAAAAGAGCGACACCCGCTCGCCGTATGTTGGCGAACTCCGGTAATACGCCTTGATCCCGTCATTCACATCCCAACTGGCCGTCGCATACATAGAAGACGAGCCAAATGTCCCCGTGGGATTCAAGACATTGGCGGCAAAGTTGTATGACGAACCGGGGAATGTCCCAGACGTGATGTTGCTAGCTGACGTGGAGACCGTCCCGCTGATGGTACCAGAAACCGTCAGATTGCCAAAGACAGATCCGCCGCCAACAACAGTCAGCCCACCAGAGACGGTGACGCTTCCGCCCGTCGTGATGTTGCCGACATCGCGCAGATACCCAACCTCCTGCCAGACGGACCCGTCGTCATACCAGAACCGAATATCTCCACCATCCGTTGTAACCCACTTGCGCCCTTCCGTCCCAGCAGATGGTCGAGCCGCCAGCAACGAAGACTGGACGTGGATCCCAGGATCCGAATCGTGATCGACATACGCCGACCGCATCGTGTTGTCATTGCCCTTGACAATATCGGCATCCAGCGTATCGCCGTTGGATGGATTGACAAAGGCGGCTACGCCATGCTGCCCTACCGTTGTTGCCATCACCGTCTCCCGAGGGCAAAGCCCTCTAGTTGCACTCGGCTAAATGCGGGGAGTGCCGCGCTGGAATCAATCAGCGTCACGTCTGCATAATACCCAGTCCCGCCCATCTGCACCCGATAGTTGCGACTCCCGGCGCCACCCCACGACCCGGACCCCCAAACACCAGTTCCCCACGTCCCAGCCGTCGAAACTGGCAGCGTATATGATCCAGCCGCCATGTCGGTCCGCCAGGTAAAGGAGCAGGAGTTTGACCCGTTCAGTTGCGCTGTGACGTACCCAAAGCGCAACGACTTGGCCAGTGCGTCATCGTTAAAGTACATCCGATGCAACTGAGCCGTCATGTTGTAGTTCGTGCCGCCCGTTCCATCGGCGCCAACATTGTCTCGGTAGATCGTTGGCGCATCGCATAGGCTGACCCACCCGCTGGCGTCTCCGCGTAGTATGATGGGGAGACCAGAGGCATTGAGCGTCTCAAAAATACAGGTCGTGGCCGGGCTGAGATATGCGGTATCCCACGGCCCAGACCACGCCCGCAGAATCGTATGATACACATAGATCCCGTAAGACGGGATGCTAATCCACAGCTCGCGGGTTGCCCGATTGAACGCGGCCCGAATATCATCGAACTCGTTATTGCTCAGAGTGCGAATGGGCGCCAACAACGGATCCGGGCGTTCGACCGTTCCGACCGGTGAGACTTCTGCTTCGTTCACCACATACAGCCCACGTTCGGAAATAAAGTACGCCACGTTCCCGATAGACGTGATGCTGTTGGGCGCAATGGTCCCGACATCTGCCGTGACGCCTTGCGGCGCTACGGTGATGTCATCCTGCCCATACCCAGTAAGACGCGAAATGCCGCGCCGATGAAAGATCAGCAGCGATGTATTAACACTGGCCAGTCCGACAATCGTCTCGTCGGAAAAAGTACGGACAACGATCTGCCCTCCATTGTTGGCAGCGTTGCCCAGGTTCGATCCATCGTTAAGCGACGAATAGAAAATGGAGTCTGGAGCTGTCCCGTCTCCAGTTCCCCACAGACGCTGATTGTGAACCGTGATGACCGAGGCGCTGATCGTGCCACTGATGTTCGTGGTAAACGTAGTGCCGTCCCACTTGTTCAACAGCCCGCCGTCCGCGATAAACACCACGTCAGCCCCAGCATCACGGAACTGGGCAAATGACGGGGGCGTGCCAGTTGACAGCGCCCCAGATCGTGCCGTCCAGGTAAGTGGAAACGCTCCGTATGTAGTGGTGTATAGCGTTCCGTTCGCCACTACCATGAGCTGTTGCGTTCCGCCATCCTTTCGCCAGGTATAGCCGTTCTGAATGGCTGAGGATGTCAGGACCGCAGCAGAAGTCCGCTGCGTTCCGCCGCGCTTGGTTACGCCACCGTACTCTGTCAGCCGACAGTTAATCGCTTTGCGCAGCTGGTTGGATTGAACGACGATGTCGTCTGACACATTGTTCAACCCGCCATCCATAGATGGCTGCTGATCCAGCATCCGTGTCCCGCCCGGTTCGCCCGCCATCAGCCGCCACTCCAGTCGTACTTCTGATCCGGGTATGCCATGCGCGTCGGGTTGATCGTCCGGCGGCGCAGGTCGTCCAGCATCGTCTCCCGCTCGTCGTTCGCCAACGTGCGATAGTTGGACGCGGCGCCCGTCTCAGCGCCACCCTTGAGCAGCAGCTTGTAAGCGGCGTTCAACGCCAGGATTGTCTCGTTGCTTGTCGGGAAGTCGATGGTCGAAGCGTCCGTTGCCAGATCGTTCAGGGCCGTCGGCTTGTAGTTGACTGCGATGTACAGGCTCGTCCCACTGCTGACGGGCAAGATCTGCACGTTCGTCCCGACCATGTAGTACAGGCGGGGGTAGGTTGGCAGATAGTTGGTCGTCGTGGCCAGCGGGACATACTGAAACTGCGTCTGATCGTACAGAACGTTGCCATCGCTGACGGATAAGACGCGGTAATAGTTCTTCTGGGTGTCACCACTGCCTGTGTTGAGACTGCTGAATGGGATTTGCCCATTCGCGTCCGTGGTCAGCGTCAACTGCTGAAACGTGTAATACGGGGCAGCATTGAGGATGTTAGACCACTCCTCATCATACACGCCGTTCAGGACCGTCTTGATCGTGCTGTCAGACCAGCGATCCGATCCGACCGCATCCATGAACTCGCGGGTGAGCGCCACCAGTTGGGCTCGGGTCGTGACAGCCATGATTAGATCCTAACGCACTTTAGGTGGACGACCACGCCGCTTCGGCTGATTGGCGGGGTTGCTGCTATCCAGCACCTCGGCAATCGCTGATTCAACGGCTTGCTGGGCAGGCGACAGGTCGTTGTAATGCGCGACCTGCTGCACCAACTGCTTCACTTCGTCTGCCGGATATTCTCTGAGGGACTTTGCTAAGTACGCGGGCGCCTGCTCCGTATCGCAGTCCATCGGCAGGTACCCGATGATGTCCATGCTTCGCAGCGGATCAACTTCGTTGGACTGAATCATCGCCCAGCGTCGGTCGTTTTCCGCCCAGCGCATACAGATGGCCCAGTGGGCGTCCACCGAGTCTACATAGCGGAGTTCGAGGCGGGGATGCACCTGCCGAAGCCGTCGCTGGATCTCCGACGACGGCTCCGGGGTGCCCCGATGGCTCAACACCATCGGCATGGCCATCAGTTCTGCACCAACAGCTCGACGTTGACCTGCAGATCGACCGCCGCCGTGGTCACCGTGTTGTTGGTCGTGACGACAAACCGCACCGTGTCCCCCGGACGGAGGATCTTCTGCGCGTCGGTGAGCGTGGTCAGGAGCGCCACCGCCGTCCCCTCATGGGCCGTCAGCGCCTCCAGATCCACATTGTCCGTCAGCGCCACGGCGCTGTTGGCCGTTGCGTCGTACTTCTGCAGGACGCCAAGAATCGTCCCGCTGGTGGACGCCGGGACGGTCCCGGCTGACACCATCGCCCGGTTGATAATGCAGGTGGCCGGATGCCCGCCAAAGCTGTACGTCGTCGTCGTG